GTTAGATTCTCTTCAGAACCATACTTCTTAAGAAGATATTCTGATAATTGAGCACCTGAAAGGGGCCAATCATCATTAAGGTTTATGATATTATTCGCTATAAGAATTACCCAATCCAGTTCGGGATCATTATATACTTTTCTTGCAACTTCTTCTGGTCTTTCACCATCTTCTATAAGATAATAGTCAAATTGAGTTATTGACTGAATAACATCTTCTCTTATTTTTGGTCTTCTAAAAAGGTTTTTTGCAGTAGTTATCTCATCATTTGATTTCGCATTTGGAAATCTGTTAGTATAGTCTACGTTTGGAAATTCTGAGAAATATGCCATTTTTAGTACCCTACTGAGTCATTTGGAACAGGTCTTAGATTACGATTACGATTTGGATTTATATAGTCTTGATAATCGTTTTCATAGATTGGTTCTAATTCTGCAAACTGTAACATAATAGTTGTGGACACTGGTTGTCCATCATCATATGCTAACCACTGCCGATCTGGTGTATAATCTGTAGTAATTTGAGTCAATGCACAAGTTTTAAATCTACTTACACCTGGTATTTCAGCCATGTCTCTTGTGCAGAATTTTAGTGTAAACACATCAGGTGTTCCTAAGAATAGAGAAGGACTTCCAGCTCCACCAGAAACTTTTTTAGGAGATGAGACTTGTTTGAAAAATCTTATAATTTTTCTGATTTCTCTTGCTTCGTTCGCACTCCTTGCAGTCATTTTATATGCACAAGAGAATGTTCTTAAAGAAGGTCCTTGGAATAATAACTCAGTATTTTGATTACTTACTATTCCTGCACCTCTTGCAAGAATAGTTTCTGCATCTACTCCAAATCCAGCAATATTAGTTAGTTTATCTACCAGACCGGTTCCAATTAATGCCTGAGCATCTGCGTTAGTCGCGTTGCCTTGCGCTGCTTCAAGCATCAGCGCTATCTGTGTCGCATATTTAGCACCAGCTGCGCCTGGAAGTTTTAAAGCCCCAGCAATTGCCCCTAGAAGTGCGGGTGTTAGTATTGCTTTGGGGTCATTAGCGGCTTTATTCGCCACTGCAGCGTTGAACGTATTTAAATTTCCTTGTCCCCATGAAGCTCCTTTTGTATCCGTTATTCCAGCAGGCATAGGAAAAAAGACGGTTCCTACTGGTTCTTGAACTCTATCTTTTCCCCTCTGCAAACCTAGTGCCAGATTACTCAGAGATGTACCAGCTGAAGTTAAAAGATTTTGATTTACGGGAACATATCTAAATGCTTCTATAACTAAACAATCTTGTCTTCCAACTTGAATATCTAGAGGATACTTCATAGGTGTACCCCCAAACAATGCTGCTGCCCTGTCAGTCCCCCATCTTGCAGCGTTTTGAAGACCTGCTGCAGCAATTGCATCAGCTGGATCTATAACAACTCCAAGGAGGGTATTGAAAGCATTAGATACAGTATTAGCGGGACTGGCATATGGAGGTTGTGATTGATTTCCGGGACTTCCATTAGCTTGTGGATTTGCGAAACCCGGCAACACTGGGTTACTAGCACCCCCATTTTTTGCAGTACTATAAGATTGTTGTACAGAAACTACGATATCATTAAAAAGTGATTGTCTTGTATTAGCGGGTAGATTAAGTGTGTTAGCAGTTTGGGTAAAATTTCCGCCATTGGTAGCATCACCAACAAACAGTATGTTATCTGCCGATACTGCAGTAACACCAGTTTCTACAAGTCTGACAGATCCATCTGTAGTATCATATTGCAATATGTAGTCTTTGTTATTGGAACCATTAGTATAATATGGTTGCGGATCTACTGTCTGATATGCCACTTAAGATTTGCTCCAAGCTTTATGATTGGGGAAAGGTTGTCCTCTACTATCAACAAATTTTTCAGTGGGTAATAATGCAACGGAGGGCCAATCTTTTTCTGGAACTCTTAGAAATCCTCCACTAACTCCAGAAAAGAAATAACGATGAATGGTATTTCGAGGTACACTTACGGTGTTGCCATTATTTATCAGACCTTTTGCAACTCCCTCACGATGTTTTCTATTAAGATAATGTAAGTTTACCCCAATAAAATATCCAGCATTGTAATTTCTTTCTGTAATGTATGTTAGTGGTTGTCTATCATAGAATGGAAGTCCTGGAGTTTGTGCTCCATAAATGAAGAAATATAATCTACCAACTTCTATGCCACCAGTATCTATTTCGTGAATATTAAACTGCTCAAGTTCACCAAGATATTGTCTGAGTTCTCCAGTATAAGTGTCACTCTTGACGTTCTTCCCTTTGAATTTTTTGATTAGATCGTATCCAAAACCTTCTCCAGGTTGGAATATGCCGTCGAAACTCATATTCCCAGATCCTCTTCTGTCATGATTCTGAACTCATAGTTACGATCTAGACAATATTCTTTTGCTGCTTCCCACTTTGCCTGGTTGACAACCCAAGTTTGAACCTTAGTTGCCCATGATTTTGTCCTTCTTTTGGGATTTTTTTCAGGCATTACTACTTGATTTTTGGGTTTGATTTCTATTACCATGACCCGAGTTTTACCAGATTTGTCTTTATATTTAACAAAAAAATCTGGGAAGTATCTATGTATTTTATTATCAAGAGGTGATTTATATGGAATCCAGAATTCTTCAGACTGCCACTGGTTTACATTCTCATTTAAATCACAATATCTCATGAATTTTCGTTCCCAGAGAGAACGATAGATAATATTAGTTGGATCTCCTTTATATTTCTTCGGATTTTCTGGGCTATACTTTCCCTTATAACTCATATACATACTATAGGTTCTTAACTAGTATTTATAGATGGCAGAAGATAGCGCACAACTATCAAATCAATATCGGGTGGATCCTTTGTATCTTAGGATGACCTTGCCTAGGGCAACAAAGGATGATAGATCTGCCTTTCCTAGTGTTCAGGATTTATTTGGATCGTTATCTCAAACAAGTCAATTTAAAGTATCTTTATATTTAAGTAATGGCGATCAAACAGTTACTAGAACCGAAGGTGTAACACAACACTTAGCTAGTTGTGGATTACTAAATGGACTTGATAATTTAAGATATGATTTTTTGTGCCATAGTGTAACCCTCCCTGGAACTAACTTAGGTATAACAGAAGAGACTGGAAGTAGACAAGGATTGACTGAAAAATTTGCAACTATTAGACAATACCCAGATTTAACCTTAGAATTTTATGTTGATGCTCAATATAATGTAATTAGACTCTTTGAAGAATGGATGCACTACATAAACCCACTTTATGACGGTGACACTGGAAGAGAATTTCCTGCCGATCCACAAGGAAGTGTTGCTGATAGAAACGCTCTTTCACCTGTTCAGTATTATAGATTAAGATATCCAGAACAATATAAGAGAAATATTGCAGTTACAAAATTTGAACGTAATTTTGTCTTAGGAGAGGGGAGAAAAGAATTTCAAGAACGTCCCAATATGATTACTTATAATTTTCTGAATGCGTTTCCAACTCAATTAACTGCGTTACCTGTTTCTTATGAAGGTAGCACAATAACTAAAACATCTATCACTTTTACTTATGACAGATATATTTTGGCTAAACATAATGCAGATAACGGTAGAGGAGTCGTGAATGATCAAATTTCACAACTTCAACAGACTCTTTCTTTCAACAATAATATAGGGTAAATATACCCCCATAAATAATTTTATCCGATCTCGTTATTTTAAATGCCATTACCAAAGATTTCTACACCAACTTATGAACTTGAGTTGCCATCTACAGGAAAAAAGATCAAATATAGACCATTTTTAGTTAAAGAAGAGAAGGTTTTGATTCTTGCTTTGGAGAGTCAAGACGTTAAACAAATTACTCTTGCAATCAAATCAGTACTAAAAGATTGTATTCAAACAAGAGGAATTAAAATTGAAGATCTTCCTTCATTTGACATCGAATATATCTTCCTAAACGTTCGTGGAAAGTCAGTCGGTGAAGCTATTGATTTGGTTGTAACATGTTCAGATGATGGTGAAACTCAAGTTCCTGTGAAAGTCTATGTTGATGAGGTTCAAGTCCAAAAAGACGAAAACCACACTACAGAAATTAGATTAGATGACTCTATTGTAATCAGAATGAAGTATCCTTCTTTGGATCAATTCATTAAAAATAACTTTGATTTCTCTGCAAGTGAATCTGTAAGTACTATTGAGAAATCTTTTGATATCATTGCATCTTGTATTGAATCTATCTTTTCTGGTGAAGAAGCATGGGCAGCTTCAGATTGCACTAAGAAAGAGTTGATTGAGTTTATTGAAAGTATGAACTCTGACCAGTTCAAAAAGATTGAAAATTTCTTTGAGACTATGCCTAAACTATCTCATACGTTTACGGTAACAAATCCAAAGACTAAAGTAGAAAATACTGTAACTCTGGAGGGATTGACAAGTTTTTTCGGTTGATCATGGCTCATATTGATCTTGAGTCATATTATAAGATAAACTTCGCTCTCATACAGTTCCATAAATATTCACTAACTGAGATTGAAAATTTAATGCCTTGGGAAAGAGATATCTATCTTGCCCTATTGAAAGCACATATTGAAGAGGAAAACCTAAAGGCACAAAAGGCGGCAAATCGTGGCAATTAGTTCCCCACTTAGTCCTGGAGTAATATCTCCACAAAGACCATCAAGAATAACAGCAGAGTCTGCTCAGAATTTTATTTCTGGTGGTTCTCCATTAGGAACTTCTGTTGTCACTAGTGCTGCAAATAAAATTGTTGGATTCCAAAGAGGTGCTTCAGCAGTTGCACCAAGAGCAACAGATCTTGGATCAATAATTAAAACACTTTCTTCAAGTATTCTAACGAACGTAGAGAATAGAGTACAATCAATAAATCAAAATGTAAGTCAGTTTGTATCTCAAAGAGTTCAGAAGTTGGGAGATTCTTTCCAACAGAGAGTACAGACAATTGATGATGCTAGACCAAATAAGATATTAAGAGAGTTTTTAAGTTTATATGAAAATGCGATAGATTATGTAAAGTTTCTTGCAAGTCCAAAGAATGTAAAAAATCTTGGAGATAATCTAAGAGCTCTTCAGTCAGTATTTGACGAATCTTTCCAAGTTGCTATAAAAATAAGAAAAACTATCATCCGATTAGTTAATCAACTTGCGAGTCTTCCAACAGCAAGTTCTAGTGGTAGTGGATTAAATATTGATCTAAAAGTACCTGGAGGTCCATTAAAAAGAACTGCTCCAAGGAATATGCGAGGCGGTGGAAGACGTGGTTTTGGAATGTTGCCGATGCTTGGTGCAGGACTTATTGGCGCAGGTGGCGGAACACTCGTTACAAGTGCTCTTGCAAAAGTAGGTCAAGATGTAGAAGGTCAACAAACACAAACAGATCTTGGTCTTAGTGGAGAAGTAATAGACAAATTTGATAGAGTATTGAGTTTATTTAATTCGATACTTAAAGGATTTCAAACACCCACAGAGACTAAAAGTGGTTCTGCGCCATCAGTTGCATTGCCACCTACAGGAGATGAAGACAAGGATAAAGATTCTTCGTCTACAGCAGGTGGAGATGTTTCAAGTATAGTTCCAGGTAGTGAAGAAGAACTAAGACTTGCAGCTGCTATATCTACAGAAGCTGCAGCAGGTCAATCTGCTACTGATGTTCTTCAAGTTTTGGCTAATAGAAAATCACAAAATCCAAATAAAAGTTATGATGATCTTTTAACCGCTCCAACCCAATTTGAAGGAGTCTCAATGAAGAGAGATCCAGTTGCTTTTAGAAAGATAAAAACTTTAGAAGATGCTTCTACATGGTCTGGTAAAAGTATAGAAGATCTAAAAAAATATATTGCTTCTTTAAGAGATCCAACACTTCGTGAAAACTCTGCGAGAGATCTTAAAGGAGCAGTACAATTTAGAGCACAACCCGGTTATTATAGAGAAAAAGGATTAGTTCCTGGAAAAATGGGAGATGATGGTAGATTCTATAATTCTTTTTGGAGAGGTGGACTTGGAGACAACCAATTTTTTGTCAATCCTGGTGACATGGGAGCACTTAAAGCTGC